GGTGATCCTAATTCAGAACCACATAAGCGTGAATGGGTTAAAAAACATTTGTCTAGTTTTCCACCTAAAGAAGTAATAATTACTTCTAATAAGACAAAGTATGCTACTAATGCAGACGGTTCTGCAAACATATTAATCGACGACTACGGTGTAAACATTGATGCATGGGAAGCGGCTGGTGGTATTGGGTTTAAACATAAAGATCACAAGTTTGAACGTACTGCTTCTGCAATTAAAACACAAGTACAGGATGACGAACAAACTGTTGAAGGTGACTTAATACCTAATCCTAAAAATTCATTTGTAACTAAATCAGATACAGCATATGATTTTATAAACATAGGCAAAAACTTAGCTAACCTTAAAGATATTGGCGACGGCGAAGGAAATGTAGACGAACCTGATATAATGATTGCCCCGTATGCCGGTGATAAAGAAACAAAATACTTAATGAAGCAATTAATGCGCATCGGGTATGATGTACAAGATGCTGATGATGACGATGATGACGCACAGTACGATGAAAACTTTGCCGACGGTAAGAAGCCTGGACGCAAAGGACTAGCAAAGCGTAGTGGCGTGAATACAAAAGCAAGTGTAAGTAGTTTAAGAAAAACTGCAAAAGGTAGCAGTGGCGAAAAACAACGTATGGCACACTGGCTTGCCAATATGAAGGCAGGCCGTAAGAAAAAGTCGTAAATATAGAAAAGGATCATTCAATGCATGAACATTTTCTGTTACCAAAACTTCTAATCGATAAAGAACATTTCACTAAAAAAGTAAAAGAACAGTGCGAAGGATGGGACACTTTGGTTCTGGACGCTTTAAGTTTTACGTCGGCTTGCCTGATGACGATACATTAGATCATCTTGATAATATATTCCAAGATGCAGGCGACTTGATTGTACGAGTTAACTATAACCGCATAAAGTCCAATCATATTATTGGTCCGCATAGTGATTACGAAAGCGGGTGTACTATTAACATACCTATATGTGGTAACTTTAAAGACTCAACACTAGACTTATATGAACAAACTGAGCCTGTGCAAGTAATTTCTCCTGCACAACGATTTGATACAGTTCCGTCTAGTAGATTCTACCCACACAGTGATATAGAATCACAAATTTCATATACTGTGCCGTTATGTTTTGACACTAGATTTCCGCACGGAGTTACTAATGTAACTAGTGAAGATCGATTCATGTTAGGCTGTAGTTTTAGAATGGATTTAGACGTTCCTAAGTTAAAAAATATGTACGAAAGTGGAAAACTTTTAAAATGAGTATACTAGACGGAAAATATAGTCAACCGTGTGTATACGAGTCAGGGCTATGGGTAACATTAATGTGCCCACATCCGTACCCTACAGAAATGGAATTAGTTGTTGTCGATGATAAGTACTTACAGTACAAAGACAATGGAGCATTTGAGTTGAATAATGATTATATAGCTAATAAATGTGAAACCTGCGGGCATGAATGTCATTGCAATGATATTAATTGTAAAGACTGTATTAACGATGTTTGTGGTGTATGTAAATGTGAGGATAGTAAAAATGAAAGCAAGTGAATTTGTAAAAGAAGAAGCAACAGCAGGTGCTACTAATGCCGGAATGATAGGCGGTATTTCAAGTGTAGTTGGTGCTAAACGTACTGTTGCAAAGACAGGTCGTTATGGTGCACCTAAAGCGCCACAAAAACTTAACGCAGACGGAACAGCTAAAAACGCACTAGATATGAAAAACAATGTCATGGGTGGCAAAACAATAAAAAGATAAATACTTTGTAACGGAGATTAATGATGAATAAAAAAGAAATAACCGAAGGCTTAGGCGAATTAGCAGATGGCGTAGAACGTGATCACGAAGTTCAAATGGCTCGTGCTGAAGTGTATAAGATAGCAAAACAAGCTGTACACTTACATAAAATGCTTTCTAACGTAAGTGAAGAAGAAGGCTTAGAAGGCTGGGTACAATCTAAAATTACTAAGTCAGCAGACATGATTGGTAGTGTATATCATCACTTAGATTATGAAGCAAATGCTCCAGACGCAATGGCAGAAGGTAAAGACGAAAAAGAACGATTGTCATCCTTGTACAAGCAATTAGAAAAAATGAAAAAATCAAACGATAAAGATGGTGTGGAGCATACTCAAGGATTAATTGTACAAGCAAAAAAGAACCTAGGTATGAATGAAGCACAAAGTCCAGCACAAAAGGCCGCGTTTGCAAAAATGCTGGCTAAGAAGTCAGGCAAGAAGCCAGCAGAAGGTAAAGAAAAAGAAACGGACGAAGGTAATGCTGTCGCAGAAGATTTAAGACCTGCACACGCTAAAGAGTTAAGAAACAAAGAACTTAACAAAGACAAAGGTCCAGCAAAATCAGGTAAGACAACTGGGCCAGACGATTATGATTTCTTGAAGTATAAAAACAAAAAAGAAAAGACTCCAAAGAAGATGGATGTTACTGACGCAGATAAGAAAATGAATACTACTGCATACAAAAGAATGAAAGCAGGCGATCCTCGTTACAACGATAAAACTACTAAAACCAAAGTTAAAGAAGCAAAAGACACACATTGTTCAGACAAATGCTGTGGTGCTGATGTTAAAAGAGAAGATTGCAAATGTCCACCAACTTGTAAGCATTGTAACTGTAACGCAGTAGATGAAGGCAAGTACAAGAACGATGCACAGCGTAAAGCAGTACATGCTTCTAAAGCAGAAAAGAAAAAGAGCTATAAAGAATCACTTGGTGATAGATTAGAAGCCGCGACTATGCGTGAAGAACAACCTGATGCAATGGCAGCTATTACAAAAGCTATTAAAGATCTAAAAAGAATTGATCCAAACGGCAGTGTTACTAACGGCGATGTTAAGCAAGCAAAGGCACTAGCTAAAGCAGGTAATCCAGGTGCGGCTGTTAGTTTACTCATTAAAAGTTTTGATACTGAACGCAAACAAGCATCTGCACAAGATGTGTACAATGACTTTCATGATACATTTAATCCACCAGAAGTAGATGATCCATTTAGTTACGACAACATGAGACGTGACAAGATTGCATCTGAATTCTCTTAAAGAAGCCGCTACTAAAACAATCCATATCTAATAAAAAATAGTTGACTTTCCGTTAAGTACCGTGTATAATGTTTATACATACTTACTTAATGGAGATTTAACATGAGCGATCGTACCTATGGTGCAGAAGAAAAAGCTAAACTTGAACGTTTAGTCAACGAAGGTGTAACAGTACTACAAGAAGTTGAAGACCTTAGCATGGGCCTTAAAGAAACTGTTAAGGCAGTAGCAGAAGAACTTGATATCAAACCTTCACTTATTAATAAAGCAATTAAGATTGCACTTAAAGGTGACTGGGATCGTGTCAACGACGAGTTCGATGACTTAGAAACACTTGTTGTAACAGTTGGCAAAGATAAATGATAACTAGGGTTGTCAACTTCTTTAAAGAAAGTTATCAACTTTCGCCGTTTGCATTTTACGCTGAGTTACTAGAAGCAGTGCTTTTAATATCAGCAAGTGCAATCCTAACATACACTATTATGGACCCGGCAACAAAACTGTTTATTCCACTTTACTTATTTGGTAGTATATTGGGTGTAATAAGTACAATTATTAGACGAGCAGGATTTGCCATTGTGCTGTGTGGATGGTTTGTAGTGATGAACAGTATAGCAATGATACAACTATTTCTATGAAAATTTTAGTTGCAGGTGACAGTTTTGCGGCAGAATGGCCTGGTCATAATGGCTGGACTAAACTACTTGCAAACTCTCACACTGTAACTAACGTTGCCCAAGCCGGGTGTAGTGAATACAAAATACTAAAACAAATACAAAAAGTAAAGCTAGACGAATTTGACTGCGTTATTGTAAGTCATACTAGTCCTAGTAGAGTACATACCCCTTGTCATCCGTTGCACAAACAAGGATTACATAAAGACTGCGATCTATTGTGGAATGATATTGATAGAACGAATCTTTTTAATCCTAGTTTGGCCGCGGCAAAGGGATACTTTCGATATCACTACGACGATCAATATCAATGCGATATGTATGCATTAGTACGTCAACAAATTAATACGCTATTAACAAATAAACAATACATTAGCATGTCACATATCGAAGTAGCTAAGTTATTTGTTGTTGAAGATCAGCACATTGACTTTAGCGAGTTTTGGCAAGAACACAAAGGCAAAGAAAATCACTACAACACTAAAGGCAACCAGAAATTACATCAAATATTGCTTGACAATATTAAATAAAATTGTTATAATAATAACATAACGCTGATAATCGGCATGTATACGGCACGTTGGCCAGAAGCAACGAAGGAGCATAATGAGTTACGTAGACGCATTTTTCGACCGCGATCAGGATATGATTCGTGCAGTTGAACGCAAAGACGGAAAAAGAACTTTCCGCGAATATCAAGCAAAATACACATTTTATTATACAGACCCTAGAGGCAAGTATAAAAGCGTATACGGTGATCCATTAAGTCGAATTGTATGTAAGAGTACAAAAGACTTCCGCAAAGAAGTTGCTATTAACAGAGACAAAACTTTGTTTGAAAGCGATATCAATCCAATCTTCCAGTGTCTAAGTGAAAACTATCTTAATCAAGATGCTCCTAAACTAAATGTGTGCTTTTTCGATATTGAAACTGACTTTGATCCAGAGCGCGGCTTTGCTGATCCAAGTGATCCGTTTATGGGCATTACATCTATTAGTGTGTATTTGCAGTGGCTTGACACAATGATATGTTTAGCAGTTCCGCCCAAGACACTTACTATGGATGAGGCAAAGAAAGAGCTTGAAGGCATTGACAATGTAATGTTGTTTGAAAAAGAAGCAGACATGCTAGATACATTTTTGACACTTATTGAAGACAGTGACATACTTAGTGGCTGGAACAGTGAAGGATATGATATTCCGTATACTGTAAACAGAGTATCTCGTGTACTAAGCAAAGATGACACACGTAGATTCTGCTTGTGGGGACAATTGCCTAAGAAACGTATGTACGAAAAGTTTGGCAAGGAAAGTGAAACGTTTGACCTAGTTGGTCGTGTACACTTGGATAGTTTAAACTTGTATCGTAAGTACACTTATGAAGAACGTCACACATATCGACTGGATGCTATTGGTGAGATTGAAGTAGGTGAAAACAAAGTTCCGTATGAAGGAACACTTGATGCACTTTACAACAATGACTTCCGCAAGTTTATCGAATATAACATTCAGGATACTGCACTACTTGACAAGTTAGACAAGAAACTTCGCTTTATTGATCTAAGCAACGAACTAGCACATTCTAATACTGTTATGTTACAAACTACAATGGGTGCCGTAGCTGTTACAGAACAAGCTATCGTTAACGAAGCACATCATAGAGGCTTACAGGTTCCTAATCGTCAGAAACGTGATGAAGAAAATACACAAGCGGCTGGTGCATATGTTGCGTTTCCTAAAAAGGGCTTGCACAAATGGATTGGTTCAATGGATTTGAACTCACTATATCCTTCAGTGATTCGTGCAATGAATATGGCACCAGAAACTGTTATTGGGCAAATACGTCCAGAGATTAGTGACGCTCGTGTACATGAAGACATGTTCTTAAAGAAGAAAAGTTTTGCTGGTAGTTGGGAAGGACGCTTTGCTACAGAAGAATACGAAGCAGTTATGGAACAACGCAAGGACATTTCGCTTACTGTAGACTTTGAAACAGGCGAAAGCATTGTTGTAAGTGGTGCAGAAATGCACAAACTAATATTTGACAGCAATCGTCCATGGATGCTTAGTGCAAATGGTACAATCTTCACTACAGAGTTTGAAGGTGTTATTCCGGGTATCTTAAAGCGTTGGTACAGTGAACGTAAAGAATTGCAAGCACATCTCAAGAAAGCAAAAGACGCAGGCAATGCTGTTGAAACTGAGTATTGGGATAAGCGACAGTTGGTTAAAAAAATTAACCTTAACAGTTTGTATGGTGCTATTCTTAATCCAGGATGTAGATTCTTTGACAAGCGTATTGGACAATAACTACACTAAGCGGACGTACTATTGTTAAGCATATGAGTGCAGAAGTTAACAAAACTATTACAGGAGTATATGATCATACAGGTGATGCAATGATATATGGTGATACTGACAGTTGTTACTTTAGTGCTTGGCCCATTCTTAAAAACGATATCGAAGCAGGCAAAATTCCGTGGAGTAAAGAGAATGTTATTACATTGTATGATCAAGTATGCGAAGCGGCAAATGTAACATTTCCAGATATGATGCAAACAGCGTTTCATTGTCCAAAGAGTCGTAGCGATGTTATTGCCGCGGCACGTGAAATTGTTGCACAGAGCGGATTGTTTATTACTAAGAAGCGGTATGCGGCACTAGTTACAGACATTGAAGGCTTTAGAACAGATACAGA